TAATTTAATTTCTAGTATAGGATATCCCCATGGTTTATTTAATCCTCTAACAGTCATAGCTCCTGTATTAAAACCACAAAAATTTGTTTCGTTATATATTAGTTCTTCTATAGGAACGATTGCATCGTTGTTTCCAATAATTTCTAAAAAATTAGTTACATTAAAACATTCATTGTGAATTAAATTATAAGATAATAATTGATTTAAAAATCTTTGTATTTCAAAAGTGTACACATGTTTACATATTTTAGCCATTTCTACAGTATGAGTTCCTACATGCGCTCCTACTTCAATTACAATAGATTCTTTGTTTAAAATACTTTTATAAGCTTTGTATACATTAGTTTCCCATTCTCCATTAACTTTAATAATATCTTTAATATACGAATCACATTTTGGAATTAAAATAGAATGCCCAAAGTTTATTACTTTATCGATCATACTCCACACATCCCTTCACATTCTAAATTAAATAAATCAGGATGGTTATCTTTAGGATCTAAATCAACTTCATCTAAAGGTTTGCATTTTCTATGAACAAAGTTTTTAACTTTTGGATTATGCATACGCATCTCTTTATCAAATTGAACAGCATCTGCAAACTCTTTTGGTCTATTTTTTTTCATATCTATCCAAAATGCATCATCATGGAAGGGACATCCAATACAAGCAGACTTTGCCGGGCGTTTATAATTTTTATTGTCATACCATTTTAAACAATCCTCCCGGGACATTTTTTTCTCTATCAAAGGCCATCGGTTACATTGCCACCAAAATCGTGATGGCTTCATTCTCATAATTTCATCTGTAGATATTCCTACCCAAACTTCTACCCATTGATCTTTTTTCATTTTTTGTCTTGGCTTGTAACCCATGAGCTCTCTAATCTTTTTAGCAATAGGAGTAATTTTATATTCTCTTGTACATTGTCTTCGTCCCATTCCTTTTTTACCTTCATCATTTAACGTATAAAAAGGTGCAGAGGCAAATTGATTACCACCTGGTCCAAGAGCCGTGAGTATGTCTTCGCGAATATTTCCTTTCATACAAGTATGCAAAGGTATGCTGACATTGTTCTTTAACCATTCTAGATGTTCATATACAGTCGGAGGTTCCCAACCGGTGTCTGCAAAAATCATAGCATCAGGTTTTACATCAAAAGCTCCTTCATGAGCCATCAATGCAAGTGTGGAAGATTGCACACCAGCTCCTAATGATAAAATTCTCATGGTAGGTTCACCAATAAATTTAGTTTCATCAGCCCCTGCTACGAGTCTGAAGTCATTTTTACTAATACTCATGATTTATTATTACGTAATCGTTCTATTTCTAATTCACAATAATGAATAATTTTTTTTAAATCTTCAATTCCATTTTTCTTTTGGTATCTCACAACATACTTAATTACATTCCCTTGAAAAAAATTTAAATTGTTTTCCATAACAAAATGAAAAGGTTGTATCTTTATTTTATAATGATCTCCTCCTTCTTGTCTTTCAGAAGGAAATACTTTTTCTAAATCAGATTTAGTGGACATAATTATCTTTATAGTTATTATAAATCTTTCCTAATGGAAAGTGATATTTGTGGTCTGTATTGATAAGGTGTAACGATTGTTTTGCTCTCGTCACACCTGTATACCAAACTCTTAGTTCTTTAACTTTTTCTTCTTTGTTCTTTTTTTCAAAGTGGGACGGCCAATTGGCTTTAGAACAAATGACGACGTGGTCGGCTTCAGAGCCTTTAACACTGTGTATTGTATCAACAATGATTCTCGCTTTCTGGTCTAAGTTTATGTTGTTTTCCATACATTTTAAGAAATATCTTTTTTCAGAATCCTTAATTTTTATGGTTAATCCATCCATCCAATCACTTTTCGGCTGTTGTAGACCTGCACGCAGCTGAAGTTCATCGTAATTAAATGGCTGATTCGGATGTGCAAAGCTCCATTTCTGGCTATCCGCTGACCGGTAGCCGTGATCAATGTTGGATATAAAAGTGTACATGGTGCATGCTTCTTCTCTTGTTAACGATCCACCTTGCATCAACTTCTGCCAATAATTGATAGCTTGCCACTGTTGCACATTGAATGATTTATGTCCTTGGGTATTTTCATATACTAAACCCATATCGTACAATTCTTTTTCTACTTCTTTTTTTACATCATGTATTCTTGCTAAAACCATCCAAGTTCCTTTCATTTCAAAGGGAACCTTTTTAACAGACATATATTTTTGTATATCACCCTCTACATTATTGGGAGAAAATATCTTCTCTTCTCTATGTCCTTCCGCAGCTAACATCATTAACTGTGAAAAATAATGTATTCGTTTAGGTATTCTTCGTGATAATTCTAATACTTTCTTTTTACCTGGAAAGTGAATGAAAAAATCGACTTCAGCTCCATTCCATTCATAAATAGCTTGGTCATCATCTCCAGCTAAATAAACTTTTTCAGCTTGTTCCGCTAGTTTTAAAACAACGTCCCATTGTAATGGAGTTAGATCTTGAGCTTCATCAATCATAAGCACTTTAAATTTAGGAACCGTTCCTTCGTCTACAAACTTCTGCAGCATGTCCGTAAAATCTAGACGATCATTTTGCCTTACACCAGGAGAAGATTCAAAGCTTTTAAAATTTTCATATGCAGCAATAATAGAAACAAACTGTGGAAGTCTTACATGTTTTCTTGATTGTTGTTTATATAAAGCAATTGGATCCTGTTTCATATTTCGAGCTCTATCATAAACTTGCAAAGACCAATTATTAAAAACTTTTTGATCTTCCATACCATGTAAGTAATTAAGTTTAATCGTTCCGTAATCTGAATGAAATTGAAGCATATCTTCTTTTGGATCTAAGACCGGTATATGTGAGAATTGAGAGCGTGCAAAACTATGTATAGTAGAAAAATAAGGAAAGTCATCAGGCTTATACCCAGGAAGACTCCCTGCAATTCTTTCAATCGTTTCATCCACCGCTTTATTCGTAAACGAAAAGTACGCGATTTCATGTGGTGATACACCTCTACGAAGAAAGTATTTAATCCTGCGTAGTAGTTGAAACGTCTTTCCAGTTCCAGGAGGTCCGAATATTTTAATTGTTTTCCCATGGAGCTTTTGCTTTAACATGTTTAACCTCTTTGTTTGTGTATTCTGGAAGTCTTGGCATTGCAACGATCCAATGTCTTGTTTGATGTCCTTCATGCTTTTTCTTTGGCTCTGCCCCTCCCGTCTGCAGGAATGTACTACATTCTCTATTAGACCAATTGTTACCAAGCTTTTTCATAAATCTTAGGAACGTTTCTGTTTTGAATCTAAGTTCCTTTGCCTGGTGTTTGTCCTCATGATCAAGCCATATGTAACCATTATCTATTTGATTGAAATCAGCATGGCTTTCTGAGTCCTCTATGAATTGTACCATACGACTATTGAAGATGTCATCTTTCTCTTCAATATGGTCATAACCTTCTATATCTATCTTATTTTTAATTAATTCTTCTTTAAAATCACTCCAAGGATCCGGATTTTGTTTACTTGCTTTGAGATTTCTCCATACAATATCAGCAGCTAGCAGCTTTGCCCCAAATAATTGCTGAGAATATAATTCTTTATTATCCAATTTTATATTTGTACCATTAACAGGTAGGACCCAATAAGGTTCAGGGTATACATTATATTTTTGTAATCTTCCAACTTCAGGCATCGCTTCATTAGGATTAATTCCAAACTTACATCCAACACATTTTTGTCTATTACAATGTGCTTTAGCAATAGATGTTTGACACTTATATTTATAATCTGTTTTTGTATGTTGTTTAATTAAAGTGTTTAACTCTTTTGGGTCTAATGGGGGCTCACCAATCATACGATTAAGTTCTCTGAAATGCTCTGGCCAATAATCCTCATCCGGATTTATTTTTTTACACATTACAGCAACATTAAACATCGCATCATTTCTTCCTTCACCTTCTTCTACCCCGTTCTTTAAAAAACTTACAACACATGGAGGGTAACCTAACTTATCAAATTCTTGTTGATCTATTTTTAATTCATCAAATTGTTTTGGGGTAACTCTATATTGAGTTACAAAATTATATAAATCATTTAAGGGAACACCCATACCATTATCGTATAATGCCATACGAGTAGTTCTTGCTGCATGTTGATAAGGTAAGTTTACAAAATTACCTTTGCTTTTATCTTCCCACTTCTCAGGAGTTAGATCGACCTGATCTTGAGCAGGAAATATATCTGTTGTAGTTCCAGCAACTCCAAGATCCGCTGCATAGTCATTTAATAATCTTCTCATTTTAAATGCTGGTACAGAACCATCAATGTGTAATACTAAATGTAATCCATTTGATTTTGATCGGTAAGGAACTAAGGGATATTTTCTTTCTCTTACCGTTTTAATTAATTCTTTGTGATTTAAATTATAAACATCTACATCAATGACTCCCCATGAACATGTAGAATCATCTTTAATAGGAACCGTTCCTATGTGCCGTGTGCCGTTAATGTGTGCACGGAAATCTTCTATCGTAACTGGTTTTTTATTTATCCAGCTATCGTATTCTCTTTTACCGTTGGGTTTTGTCTTTTCCGTTGCTTTCGACTCACCATAATATGTCGTACTGCCCTGGAACAGTTCCATGAACTGTTCCAGAGTTGTTGCTTCCGTGGACATTAAAACGGAGCTTTTTCAGTATTAACTTCAGTTGAGTGATTAACTTTTACTGAGCCTACATTACATGATTTATAAAACTCATGTGCAGCACTTAAGACCTCTTGATTAGGTACTTGACCCATATGTTCAATTTCCCAACCGTACCAAGATCCAAGATTATTTTTTTCCAATTGCGTTCTAAGTTTATACATTTGCGTAAACATAGCAGGTTGGAATAAAGAACCATCTTTTTTTCTAGATCTTACAGACATCATCATAGAGTTCCACTTTTTAGATTTTTTTCTTTGAGTGGACTTCATTGTAATTAATGCTGTCTCGGTTGGTCTATCATTTTCAACTAGCAAAACATAATGTGAAGCAGTTTCTTCTACATAGTTTCCATTTTCTAATCTATCTTTATTAGAATCGTCCCTAGTTGTTTTAGACATAATATCAGAGTCAGATGCATGTATTGCTGCAGGTGCTCCTGATCCTTCTGTACCTCTGTCTCTCCACTCGATATACTCTAACTTATAAAAGCATGGCACAACTGCGATACCTTTATCATAAAGTCTATCGGTTACAGTATTATAAATCATACCAGGCTTTGCTGCTTCGATATAATTCGCATCACCCATTGTAACCTGTGGTGAAAGTTGTCCTAAAATTTTTAGGAAAGGTAATGCTAAATCTTTTGTTGACATGTTTTCAAAACCTGCCTCTGCAAAAGATTCTATGTTGATTGCAGCAATTTCTGATGTTGGTTTCTTTATTACTGCATTCGTTTTTACTTGCTCTTTAGACATGCGTCCTCCTTATTTTTTCGTTATTTTTGTTTTATTTGAGACATACACTCCAAACAAATCCATTGGAAGTTCTTTTCCATCCTCGATTTGTTCTCGTGCAAATGCTTTTAAAGTCATAGGTTCAACTTTTTCTTTTTTATCATAGTTGAATCCATTCTCTTCGCATACTTGTATAAGTCTCGATACAAGATTATCCTGGCCCTTATTGAACGAAGCGGTGACAGTGTTTTTGATCATATCGCCGTGGCCTTTTTGTCTTAACCACTGATATGCCTCGTCTGTACGGGTCGCTGGAATTTTAGCAGATATCATAGGTTTTACTTCAACAGTAGAACCATCCTCTAATTTAATCATAGAGACACCTAGTTCGGTCATGATTTCTGGGATCTTATTTTCTTCTAACTCACGAACTTTTTCTTTCAAGTTTTTTAATTCGATCTCTTTGAGTTCGAAAATTTCTTGAAGGTTTTGAAGTTCATTACAAGCAGAAGAAAGTTTCTTAATTGATGCATCATTTACATCAACTGATACTTTTTCTATATCCATGTTTCCTCCTGATTTGCCATGTAAAGATATTTGTTGCATTCGTCAAGCAAATAGTTTAACAACCGATTTGACATGGACTACAAGTTTAAAACTAAACCTTATAAACATCAAATTGATGCTTTAAATAAAGCTGCTCATCAGGTTGAATGGGCTTACTTTATGGATATGGGTACCGGTAAAACAAAAACGACAATTGATAATATCGGTATATTATACCAGCAAAGAAAGATAAATTCAGCTCTAGTTGTAGCTCCTAAGTCAGTCTATCTTAACTGGGAACAAGAAATAAAAACCCATTTGCCTGATGATATAAAAAGAAATATTCATTGTTGGAATGTTTCTAAAACAACAAAGTGGAATCCTTTCAAGGAAAAATTAGTTGGTTCTTGTAGTTTCTTATTAATGAATGTTGAGTCGTTATCAACTAAACGTGGAGTAGATGCTGCAGCTAATTTTTTAAAAATAAATCAACATGCTTTGTTTGCTATAGATGAAGCAACAACAATAAAGAACCCAAGAGCAAAACGAACAAAACATATTTTAGCACTGTCCACACTATCCAAATACCGCCGAATATTGACAGGATCCCCAGTAACAAAATCTCCATTAGACCTATATACACAATGTGCATTTCTAAACAAGGGTTTATTAGGATATGATTCGTATTATGCTTTTAGAGCACGTTATGCTGTCATGCATACTATTTATACTAATGCTAATACTCAAGTACAAATACCAAAATATTATTGTAATCTAGGAGAACTAGAAACTAAACTAAAAGCTTTTTCTACAAGAATAAGAAAAGATCAATGTTTAGATATACCTCCTAAAATATATAAACAAAGGTATGTGCATTTATCTTACGAACAACAAAAAGTTTATGATTCGTTAAGGAAAAATGCTTTAGCTATATTAGAAGATTCTACTGTATCTTATACAAATAAATTAACAGAAATATTAAGATTACATCAATTGTGTAACGGCTTTCTTAAAAATGATGATGGTTTAATTACTGAATTTAAAAATCCTAAATTAGAAGAACTAGATTTAATTATAGATGAAGTAAGTGGTAAAATGATTATATGGGCTAACTATGTTAAAAATATTGAAGACATATCCTCTCATTTATTAAAACGATTTGGTAAGGGTTCTGTAGTATCTATGTATGGTGCTACTGATTTAGCATCTAGACAGAATGCTGTTAAATTTTTTCAAAATGCTCCCGAATGTAGATTTTTTGTAGCTAACCCACAAACTGGTGGTCATGGTCTAACATTAACTAAAGCTGAATATGTTGTTTATTATTCTAATAACTACAACTTAGAATTGAGATGGCAATCTGAAGATAGAGCTCATCGAATAGGTCAAACTAAAAATGTAACTTATATTGATTTAATTATGAAAGATACTGTTGATCAACGCATTGTGGAGGCGTTGGATAAAAAAATGGATATTTCTGCTCAGACCATGGGTGAAGAAATAAAAAAATGGTTGCAATAATTTTTAAAAAATAATAAATTAAACTGTAAAAA